CGGCGTGGTTCTGGATGAGGCCACCCTTGCGCGGGGTCGGCGCTGTGTTAGCGCGGAGTACCCGGCCCGGAGGCTGCTGGGACATCTTCTTTGTAGTTTTCTGGGAGGCGTTACCTCCACTTCGTTTTGCTGCATTCTTCTTTACCATTTTGTCGGGGACACCCACTTTGGTTTGTGGAGACTGTACATCTGTAGTTACGGCGAAGTAGCCGATCTCCCGTGCAGTCGTTCGGCATTTATGACCGGATGGCCAACTTAGCACGGAAGTATTAAGGCAAAAGCCACCGTTTTGGGAGATTTAATCCTACAGACCCCCTGGGTCCAGCTGCGTCGCGGGACCGAGAAAGCCGTCGTCATTTATCGATAGCTCGCTCGGCCCCGTATAGTAGACTGGGACCTGAGAAGAAGTTGAAGGGTCGTGGTCTTCCACCAACTGGTGTACCGCCTTCGCCTGACGAAATCTCCGAAGGAGCTCGTAGGGTGGGCGGATTTGATCACCAGAGGTTTCGTACTCGACCCGGGAGGGGTCGATCCTCTGCGAAAGCAGGGGAGCACGAATCAACGTTTTCTTCCGATGTGAATGCAGCGGAAGAGGCCCAATGGTGGGGCCAGGGACTATTCGCGTTCGGCGGGTTACCACACCGCCGGCCAGTGGACCTTCAGTTTCCGCTCGGAGGACAATGCCTCTGAGTGTCGACGGTTTCCGGAGGAGAGCGCGCTTCGCAAGATGAGCGAGCTGCCTCTGGAACCGAGTGAACTTGGGAGCCCATGGCGAGGACATCAAGTCCGGATATTTACTGGACTCAAAGCCAAGCCCGCCCTTCCACTTGCTGGCCGCAAAGTTATAGCGGCCATTACTTGTGAAAAGGGCAATGGATCTCTTGTGGTAATGAAGGAACCTGCGATGCGAACGAACCGGGTCGATTGATCCTCGTAAAACGAGGTTATAAAGATCCCAGAGGGGCAACAGGGAGGCGTCCCGACGGCCAGTGATTTTCGACTGACCGGTCAGAAGGCCCACGTTGAGAAAAGGATAGAATTTGAGCGTGTTTGGGTCCCCGCCCAGGCAAGACCACAATTCGGAGTTTACGGTGAAATACCGTGAATGAACGTAGTTCTTGCCCAGGGAAAGGGAGAATCCCGCACTGCTCGCTTTGCGTTTCCAGATCTCGTAGAAGCCCGTGTTCGCACGGAATAGGATGTCGTCCCCATTAACAAGGACGGGGAGATCATCAATCTCGATCTCAGTACCAAGATACTCTTCCAACGCCGACCAGTAAGTGACTAGGTTGACGATACAGAGAACCGGAAATGACAGGACAGAGCCCATCAATTGTCCAGTCCGCTGCCGGAACTTGGGAACCGCTCCCTGAGGGTATTCAATGGTCTGCTCGTAAAGAACGGACCTGAGAACGTCCTGGTGCTTAGGCGACCAGTCGACTTGCAAAAGTGCGACCTCGAGCACCGCCTTCGTATGGCGGATGTCGAGGGTGTCAGTTGCAGCCGAGTAATCGCCCGAGACCCAGTCCTCGAAGAGATTTGCGGGGGCCAAGGGGAGCTTCTTGGCGAGACGAGTTTCCCGCTCCAGAAGATCGGAAAGGACGAACCGGTCGAGTGTTCTTCCTGTTAGGACAAACTGAGGGAACCTTTGCAGGTGATCCCAAAGTGCCCGTTGCATGTGTCCAGCGACCCACTGTCGCAAGGTGTTGCCCTTTGTAATGAGCCGTACTTTAAGTGGCTCAAGAATTGGGTGTACCATCACGTTGGTGGGCTCTCGCGAGGCAGCGTCAACCGCCTCATCAAAGCTCGGGGGAATCGGCCCATGGAAGGTCCGAGGTCTGAGAGGGTCCGAAGTTCCGTACATATTGACAAGGCCCTCGGAGACTAAGTCTCTGAAGGGCCCGAAAGTTGTCTCTTGCACGAGACCGCGGCCGCCGCCCAGCGAACGAGCGGCCTCATAGGAGGCGCTCAGAGAAGGTTCGTAAAGGCGAGGACGAGGAGGTCGGAACCCAATCATCACCCGAGCAATGATTGATAACACAGGATCGCTTCCTCGGGGAGGCGCATCTAAGGAATTACGATGGTCCACGTAAGACTGCTGGACAAAGACCTTGGATACGGGCGCGCAAGCGCGCTTGACCCCTTGGAGGATCCCAAAGAAGAGTCGAGCGTCCAAAGAATTCTTGGACTTCCGGATCCGGCCTAAAAGCCGGTTCTTCAGGAGTTTCTTGAGATAGCCCGAAAAGAGTGGACTACCTGGGAACCCCTCCGGGGTGACCGGAAGGGGATTTGAGAGGAAATAGGCCATCGGATACGCAGTACAGTACTTTGCGTATTTTACGAATTTTGCCGATGGCCAGGACGCCGATGCTAAAAGCACCGGCAGGAAGGCCGCGTGACCAAGAACTACCAATTTGGGAAATCTGTCGAACAGAACCTCCATGTAGGCGCGTGTAAAGTAAAGCGCCTCGTGGAAGGAACTGACGGGAGTAAGTACCAAGGACTTCGGTAGTCGTGAACGTGACGAAAAAGAGGAACGGGATTCAGAGAGCCCTAGCTGGGTAGCGTACTCGCAACATAGTTTTTGCGACAGCTTGCCCAGATCGGACTCCGTGACGAAGCTCAGTTTCATCGTCTTGTCCTCCCCTCGGGAGGATAGGGACGAGATCATCTCATCTAAAAGGGCAAACGCGTTGTGTGTTTGCCTGACGCTGTTCATGTCGTTAGATATCTTCATTCTAACGGTGTG